GGGCAATGGCAGGTGTTCAATCTGAGCGCCGCTATAGAGTGCTTTGCCGCTAAACCCTTCGAACCGCTGGCGCGGTTGGGGGTGGGGTGAGATCACCCCGGGCCCGGCCTCGATACTTACTCCGGTTTTCGGATTTCTACAACTGGTCCAACCAGTTCGGCTACGTCTTTGGCAGGGATAACGGAGGGAGTCCCGTTTTCATAGTCAGGGTTGGTGCTAACTAAATAACGACCAGTACGATCCACGCGGTAGAGCTTGCATACATAGCTACCATCCTTTAAGCGTGCCACCACACGTTGGCCGGGACTGACAGACAGACTTTTGTTGACAATAATGTAGTCACCATCGCAGATCGGCTTGCTTCCGGCGCACATAGAGTTTCCGCGAACGGCAAATGCCACAAAACTTCCCTTTAGAAAGCTATCCAAGGGAAGTGGAAGCGCCACTTCACTAATAGCTTCATCTTGACCTGGCCCAGCTCCAACCCACCCAACTACTGGTGCGGAGGGAAACATATAAATTTCATGGTCGAGATCGTTATAAAGACGCTCCAGCAAATAAAATAACGGGACGTTCAATGCCTTGGAAAGCCTAATGAGCGTGGTAAGTTCTGGTTTTACCCACGTACCGATTGGGGATTGTCTACCCATAACAAAGTTACGCAAGGTGGTTCGACCAATGCCATGCTTGTCAGCGAACTTATCCAATGTGTCAATCCCCTCACGGCGCATCGCATCAAAGATCAAGTCATTAAAGGGCCCATTGAGAACTGGATGCTTTCGCGGCCTACCTTTTTTGCCTTGGCTACTGTTCATGGCGTTGACATTTTCCCACATGAGAAACTATATTAAACGCAAATGCGTGTATACCAAACCGCTTTTGCCCAAACCGTCAGGCAGCTGTTAGATGAGCGAAAAATGCGTCCGCTTCATCTGGCACGTAAAGCTGGCGTATCATCTGGGTACATTTCTGAGCTACTGAGCGGGAAGAAGGGTTCAGATCCAACGTTATACATCGTGCAGAAAATAGCGCGTGGGTTTGATATGTCTACAACGGCCTTTATTAGCCAGATGGAAGATATCGCACGGGCGGAAAATAATGAATGCTGGTAACGTACAAATACCAGAAAATTGGGTCTGCACAGATGAAGTTTCTCGGGCGTGGGATAAGTCGGCAGACTCTGTTCTGAGGCTAAAGGCTAATCCACGGACTCGATGGGTGCGGGTGGTAGGTAGAGCAGGTGGACGAGGCAAAATCTATTTCGATCCCGCCACCATCGAGCAAATCTGGGGCCCCCCTGTTAATCCTCTACCTGAACCGGAGCCCATAACCGACGTAATCCTGCCATCTCCGACGGCAATCGTCCACTATACAGACGCCCCATATACCGCTGAACCAACCCCAAGCGCCCTGGCCAATCGGCCGTTGCTCCCTGACCTGCGCCGGATTGATCCAGAGGTTCGAGCTTTGTGGGAGCGCATTGAGCAACTGCGACAGCAGCTGGCCCAGGCCCGACGCGGCGAGCGCACTGCGATTATCGAGGCATTCGCAAAACATGAGAGCGTATCCACAAAAACCGTTTATGCATGGCTCAAAATGTCGGCCCGCAAATTCTTCAAATCGCACCGTGCTGACACGGGCTCGATGCAAATTCCTACCGAGCTGGTGGAGGCTACCACCAGCCTGTGGCTACACCATCCCAAAGCCAGCGCCTGGATGATTCACCGCTGGCTCCAGATAGCGAACCCCGACATCCTTATATATAAGCGCGGGAACTACGAGCGGCGATTCAGCGTTCGGGGGGTGCGGGACATCCGCAAACGCCTCGAGGCCAATCCCATCACCCGGGCTGCATTGATGAATGAGGATGAGCGCCGGGAGTTTATTCGTACCTGGTCGGGCGCGGTGGTGGCCACCCACCCCAACGAACTGTGGCAGATGGACATGACCCGCTGCGATGTACTTGTGTGGGGCTATGCCCGGCCCAAGGATACCGAGCCCAGCGCCTTCCGCTTGCGCATCCACGACTGCATCGACCACTACACCGGCGCCATCCCCGCCCTGATCTTTTCCCGCGAGGAAAGCCGACGCCCCACCACCCGCCTCCTGATCCTGGGGCTGTTCCCCAAACCGGGCGGGTGGAACATATTCGGCAAGCCCAAGCGCATCTACCACGACAACGGCTCAGCCTACATCGCCGAGGCCACCCAGCGCGGCCTGGCCACCCTGGGCATTGAGACCAGCACTTCCCAGGCCTGGGTGAGCCACACCCGGGGCAAGGTGGAGAACTTCCACAAACTCTTCCATGCCTGGGAGCGCACCCTGCCCGGCTACGCCGGCGAGGACGCCAGCCAACGCAACGACTGGGAGCTGGCCCGGCTCATCCAGAACACCCGCACCTGGTGGGAGAAGGGCTGCCCGCCCGAGGCCGACCCGGGCCGGGGTAACCGCCTCCTACTGGAAGACGAGTACAAGCAGGAGGCCCTGAACTGGCTCCAGAACGACTACCACGCCCGCATCCTGCCCGGAGGCTATACCCGCGCCGAGCTGTTCCTGCAGGAGGTGCCGCCCGAGACCCAGATCCAGTACAACCTGCGTGACCTGCTGGAGATTTTCGCCGAGAGCGAGGAGCGCACCGTGACCGGCAACGGCGAGATTCGCTGGAAGAACCAGCGCTACACCCTGCCCGACGGCAGCCTGATGCTTTACCAGAACCGCACGGTGGTAGTTACCGAGTTCGAGCACCCGCTCACCGGGGAAGCGGTCGTTAACCTATATATACGCCAACCCGACGGGGGCTTGCTCGAGCTGGGCCAGGCCATCCCTGCCCCCGAAAATGCACTTTCCCCGGAGGCCAAAACGCAGCGCCGGGCGAACAAAACTGCCATCAAGGAACTGTTCGCCCAGGCCGAGGCCTTCCGCCAGCAGTACCTCAACCCGAGCTGGCGACAGGATGCCGTCCTGGCCAAAGGGCAACCCGCAGAGCCGATCACCCTGGAGCTGCGCGGGCCTAAAGCCGAACTGAGACGCGAGACCCCGGCCCAGGCCGCCCTCAAAGCCGCCGAAAGCCAGGCCGAACTGATCGAGAAGATGCGCCAGAGCGACAACCCGTTGAGCCGCGCCCTGGCGAACCTAGGTATGGGCACATCGGCCCCCGATCCCTTTGGAGAGGAGTAATCGAGGGCCGTGCCGAAAGGAGATAGGGATGACAGAACCTATTTTGGGATCGTTGGAGCTGATTCGTCAAGCCATCGCCCAGGCGGTGGGCGAGGGTGTCATCGTGCCGGAGGATCGGCCCGACCTGCTCTACACCACCGCCACCCGCACCATTACCGAGCGGGTGCGCTTTGGCCTGAAGCGCCAGTTCAAGTTCGTGCTGGTGCACGGGCCCGCTGGGGTAGGCAAGACCGCCACCCTAAAGCATTTGGCCGAGCAGGTGGGCGGGGCCTATATCCGCTGTTATCCCGATTTCTCGGCCCCGGCCCTGGTGCGGGCCCTGGCGGAGCGCCTGCAGATTACCCAGGTCGAACGGTTCCACGTGCTGCTCAACATCACTGTAGAGAGCCTGCGGCGTAACCCCCGGCTGATCATCCTGGATGACATCGAGAACGTCCCGCGTAGCACTCTGGGAACGGCTAAATATTTGGCCGATGAAACCAAAAGCACGATCGTGCTCTGCACGATGGACGAGTACGTGCCCCTGGTGCGCCGTTACCGGGACATCGAGAGTCGGATTGGCATTGTGGCGCAGGCCATGCCGCTCAAACAGGGCGAGTTCGCCCGGCTCTTTGGCCAAAGCGGCTTTAGCCCCGCCGCCCTCAAAGCAATTTATAACCACACTGGCGGGGTGATGCGGGACATCGAAAACCTGATGCGCAGCCTGGATGACGCCCTTGACGTACTGAACGCCGAGGCCCCCGAAGGCCAGCCCCAGTTCACGCGCGGACATATCGAGCCGCAAAACGTGGACGAGGCCGCCGGTTTATTGAATCTGGCAGGAGGAAGCCGATGAAAAAACCCCACTATAGCTGGATGGATCTGGTTAGAGACATCGTTACCGGCGCGTTTGGCGCGGGCATCATCATCTCAATCATTTACTGGGGGATGTAATGGCGCGGCGACACCTCAGCGGTCGAAACAAACAACAACTACCCAAAAGCGTGACCGATGACCGGGGCGAAGAAATCCCTGTGAGCAAGGACGCTGGCACGTTCATCTACGTTAGCGAGGATGGCCAGTCCTGGCCTAAACGCCCCCTGGTGGGCCTGCCGCTGGATCTGGCTTGGCTTAGAGAAGGGGACATTTTAGCGGTCAGAAACCTACGGCCCGGTTTTTTTATGGGGAAATTATCGCATATGCGTGTTTTGGAGATTCGAACCGAGTTGCTAGTGCATGCCGGGCGGTGGGGGCAGATTCGCCGTGAAGCTCTCGTAGAGGAATTGGAGGGATGGGATGCTTGACCCCCAAACCCAACAACACATCACCCGCCTGCTGGCCCTACCCCGGGAGATTGCCCGGGTAGGGCGGCAACTGACCGCGCTCAGGGCCGAAAAGCGCGACCTGGAAGACGACCTGAAGAAGCGGGCGGCCCAGGCCCGCCTGCTGGCCCGCAAGACCCCTGAGTTTGCCGCTTTGACCAGGGCCTCCGCCCAGGAGGACTTCCTGACGGTGGCCGTATTCGAGGACATCCAGTGGGAGGAGGACAACAAGCGACTGAAACAACTGCAAGCCGCCATCGACAAGCTCCAGGTGGAGAAAGACGAACTCCAGGACGAGCACCAGAGCCTGCGGGCCGCCCTGGAAGGCAAATACGCCGAACTGCTGGAGCGTGTGCTGACCGAGGTGAAGCTGGCCAACCAGCTCTCCACTGGGCGCCCGCTGGCCTGAGAGGGGGGTAAGTGTGACGTTCTCTATGCGGGAGCTCATTGCCGAAGTAGACCGCGAGCTGGCGCTGCGCCGAAACGTGTACCGCCAGCGTGTTCGGGCGGGCAAGATGCACCGCCACGACGCCGAGGCCCAGTACCTGCGGATGGTGGCCATCCGCCGGTTGCTGACCAATCAGGCCGACACCGCCATCGAGGTTCCCGATGAAGCCGAAATCATCGCCGGCCTTTACGGAGCGGCCTAGCCACCGCGATCCAGACCTGCGGCCCTTGTGGGGCGAAACCGAGCGCCCCAAAAGCCGCACCCGCACCGACAAAAGTGCCACCATTGCCAAGATCGCCGAAATTGCCAGGAGGAAAACCATGCACAAGCGCCAGTCGTTTGAAGCCAGCCAGGAGGCCCTGGAGCGCGTCGTGACCTATACCGCCGAGGACTACCTCAACTTCTCGTTGCAAAGCATTGCCTCGGAATTGCTCGACCACGCCCGCGAGCTCCGCGAGACCCGCACTGTTGAGCCCATTCTGCTCAAGAACCTGACCCGCCGCCTGATGGCCTGCTACCTGGTGGCCTCGGACATCCAGGCCGGCGAGACCTCGACCGAGAAAGCCCTGGAAACCCTGCGGAACCCGCACCGGATGCGGGGGGTGGAGCTGCCCTGATGGAGCTGCTTTGGTTTGCTTTCGGCCTTGTAAGCGGAGGCCTGCTGGGCGTGCTCCTGATGGCCATCCTGGCGGTCTCCGGCTACCACAGCCGCCGGGAGGAGGAACGCCATGACCAGCCTTGACCGCATCTATGCCCGCAACCTGACCCCCACCCAGGCCCGCCACTATGGGCGCCTCTGCGAGATGAACGGCAACTACTACGGGGCCCAGCTCTACGCCGATGTGGCCGAGGCCCTGGAGGCCGCCCAGCGCATCCGCTGCACGATGGCACTGCAGGGTTACATCTGCCCCACCTGCGGCAACACCGGGAGGCTGGATGACATTCCCTGTTTCCACTGTGCAGCTTGAACCGGCCATGCAGACCCCGGGCGAAATTCTGAACGCCATCCGGCAGGCCGGGCGGCCCGTGCTGCTCTTCTACGCCCACGACACCGCCCTGCGCCTGTGCTACCTGGGCCGCACCCTGCTCCCGGATGTGCCCGACCCGGCGCACCCGATGGGATACCGCCCCGGCCAGGCGGTCGAGCTGTTCGGAATCTATTCCCCCACGCTGGACGACTGGCTGGAAGTGACCGAAAACACCCTGGCGGTGGTGCTAGCCCGCCGCCAGGTACACCACCTGGAGGTGGAGGATGAATGCTATTGAAAGCCTCCGTGAACGCCTGGCCCGCAAGGGCGTGACGATCCATGAGCACCCCCGCCTGGTGCTCAAGGGGGTGCACTTTGCCGTCTGGAAAAAGGACGGGCAGTACATCAAAACCTACGACATCGAGCCCACGCTGGAGGCCACCTACCCCGACGAGGACACCGTCTGGCGCTGGATGAAGCAGCACCTGGCCGGCCTGCCCCTGCGGGGCATTGGCCTGGCCGGGCTGGAGCTGATCCAGCGGCGCATGAAGCGGGAGGCCCCCAATGCCTAGCGCCCAGGCCCTGGCCCGCCAGCGGGCAGCCCAGCAGCGGGCAGCCAACAACACCGCCGATGCAGTGCGCTTCCTCAACGACCACGAGGGGCAGCCGGTGTTGCTGCGTAGCAGCCGGATCGAGGTGCTGGCCCGCTATGAGGGCCTGATCGAAGAGGACGGGCGTGTTGAGCCCCTCTACGCCTTGCACCTACCCAGCACCGGTGAATGGCTGCGAGTGGCCCAGGCTACCCTGGACGGCTACCTGAACCTGTACGGCCCCTACACCTGGGAGGTACAGGATGCCTGACCCCCGCCACAAGTTGCTGGAGGCGGCCTACCTGATAGCCCGCCATGCCCCTGGCAAGCAGGGGAAGTATGTGAGCGACGCAAAGGTGTCCTGGCATTACATCAACACCCTGCGAAAGGCCCTGGCCGACCTGAACATCTCGATTAACCACTGGGACTCGGCCACCGAGCTGGAGCGCCTGTACGGCGCGTTTGAGGTGTGCCATGAGTGACCCCAAGATCGAACTGGCCCGGGCGGTTTTCCGCGCCCTGTGGGAGGCCGGCCCGGCAGGCCTGGATCGGGATGCCCTGGCCCATGCCGTAAGAGCCTCCGACCGGGAGATGCGGGAGGCCGTGGAGCTCTGCGCCAAACTGTCGGCCCAGCCCACGGTGGCCGGCACCAAGCCGGAGGTGGTGGGCTTCGACCCGATGACCCGCCGCTACCACATTGCCAACTCCCCCGAGCAGGCCGACCGCATCATCGCCTATGCGCTCAGCTACATCCGGAGCGGGCTGGAGCGCGTCCTGGCCTACCGCGAGGCCCGTACCCTGCGCTGGGGGGATATCGAGATGCCCCAGACCACCCAGCAGGCCCTCTTCGAGGCCGAACAGAAGATGCGGAGGTGGGGATGAGGGATTCCGAGCTGATCGCCCTGACCGCCGGGGTGCTGGGGGTTGCCGGCCTCATTGCGGCCACGGTGGTAGACAACGCCCGTATAGAGGCCGAGCGGCTCAAGGCCGAGGCAGCCCTGGCTGCTGCGAAACCGGCCCCACAGATCACCCTCGACCTGACCCCCGAGGCTATGAACATCTGCAAGCGCCTGTTCGTGCGCCACATGCAAGGCGGCCATGTGGACGAATACCGTTGCGAGCTGCGTGACGGGGCCATCGTGCTGATCGGCCCCAACTGGCGGAAAGCCCAAGGAGACAAGGCCCCCATTGAGGTGCTGGGCCGCGAAGAGCTTTAAGGAGGTTGCATATGGAAAAGCAAGTGGTCATTCTAGGCGATCCCGAATACCACCTCTGGCTGCACCGCCGGCAGGATGAGATCGTGCTGGAGGTGGCAACACTGGATGGGTTTGTGCTGGACAAGTGGAGCATCGAGCGGGCCGAGGCGGTGCAGGGCCGGGAGGTGCTGCAGGAGGGGGCGGCGGTTGGGCAGGTTGAATGGCAGGGCATTGTGCTGGAGCCCTTCGAGGCCCTCGCAGTAGCCAACGCACTAGGAGCACTGCTATGAACGAAACCAACACCAGCGAAATCAAGGCTCGACTGGTCGGCGCGGTAAACGAGATGCACGCCCAGGGCATTGTGGACGCGCTGCATGCCGAGCGGATGATCGCGCGGCTGGTCGGCCAGTACAGCGACTGGCTGGTGAACCCCGGCCCCGACCCCCAGCCGGAGGAAGTGGAGCAGGAGTCCGAGCCCACCGAAGAGCAGGAGCCCCATGCTGGGGAACGGGAATGCCAGTGGTGTGGCCAGCGCTTCGTAGCAACCCGCAGGGACTCCAAGCATTGCTCCAAGGCCTGCCAGAACCGGGCCTACCGGGCCCAGCGGAAGCTGAGGAGGAGCCTGGATGCATAGGATGCGGCTGTATCAACTCGAGGTGCGCGGCCAGCACAAGACCTGGGGCTGGTACCGCTGGGGCACCCCGGAGCACGCCGCCGACTGGCGGGCAGACGGCCTCGAGGTCACTGAAGTGCTTAATGTCATCCCCACCTGGGTGGTGCGCCTGGGCCTGACCCGGCTGTGGGTGCGGCTGGAGGATTTCCTTCTTGGGAGGTAGCATGAACCCTATCCTGCGCAATAGCCTGATCGGCCTGCTGGCCCTGGCCTACCTGGCCACCCTGGTGATGTCGGCGGGCCACCTGACCAAGTGGTTCGACCTGAGCCTGGGCGACCTGCCCTGGTATTTCTCTATCGGACTGGCGGTGGGCCTCGAGTTGCTGGCCTTCACCCTCTCCCTGGCCTCCACACTCGAGCCCCGCCTCCGCTGGAGCCTGGCGGGCGGACTGTTCTTCCTGCTACTGGTCTGGCTGGGCAACCTGCTGGCGATGGCCCGGGTAGCCGACGCCCCCGGCTGGGAGGTGCTGCTCCAGAGCCTATTTGCCCTGGGGCCCCTGGTGGCCGGCAAGGCCATCGGCGAACTGTTGCGGCTGGACTCCCGGCCCCGGCCCGCATCCGCGAGCCCACTCCAGCCGACCAGCTCCACCCCCACCGTCCACATCCAGACCCATGTCCAGACCACCACGGTTCACCAGTCCACCCAGGCGGAGTCCAACGGGAACAACCGAGTCCAGCTTGAAACAGCCCCGTCCGCCCATGCTGAAACGCCACCCCCTGCACTTGGAACACGAGCCCCTTCCCTGGACGAGCGGGCGGCACAGTTGATGGCCCAGCTATCCAGCCAGCCCCTGGGGCCGTCCGCCCTGGCCCGTCAGACCGGGCTGCCCAAGACCACGGTCTACCGGCTGGCGGCCCGGCTGGTGGAGGCCGGCCTGATTGTCCAGACCGCGGATGGCTACGTCCGTCGGGAGGTGGAACATGGATAACCTGCTGCGCTGGCGGGCGGAACACCTGGCCAAGTACCTGTGGTGGGTGGCCTCCGGGGTGAAACAGTGGCAGACCGACCACACCAGCTATGCCCCGGAACTGGAACGGCTGACCGGGCGGGTGGTGCGCCCCGGCTACCTGATCGTCCGGGTGATGGAGCTGCCGGCTTTGGGCATTGAACGGCACACCCTGCGCTTCTGGCGGTCGGCCTATGCCAGCCTGCTGGAACAGATGGATCCGGCCATCAAGGACGAATGGGCCGCCTTCCTCCACCGCGCCAGGTGGTCCAGCCTGTGGTACTACGACTCACGGAACCGTCGGGTCAGGCCGGGCAACGAGCACCCGGGCCTGACCCGGTGGACGCTGGAGCTGGCCCGCTGTGCCGAGGTGTTGGACAAACCGGCCCACCAGCAAAATATCTGATACCATTTCCGTAACGTAACCCGCCGCATAACCAGCGGCGGGCTTTTTGTTTGGAGGCGCATGGACGAAAACGAAAACCGACTGCTGGAACATCTCATCCGGGCCATCCGCGCCCCCCGCAAGGCCGAGCGGGAAGCCGAGCTCAAGGAAGCGGAAAACATCCTGCAAGCGCGGAAGGTCATCTTGCAAATCCCCAAACCCCGGGCCCCGGCCTGGTGGCAGAACGAATGGTTCTTCCGCTTCATCGCCACGCTCATTGGCGCCGCCCTGGCGGCAGTGGGCATCAACTGGAAACCTTGAAAGGAGCAAAATGAGCATCTTCAACAAAAACAACCCCCGCCGGGCTGCCCTGATCCGGGGGCGGCTTATTGAGGTGGTCTACTTCGCCGCAATGGGCGATGCCCTCAACCCGGACGACCCCTATACCATGAGCCGGGGCGTGCTGGTGGCGGCCCTGGAGCAACTCGGCGAGCTGCCCGCCGAGAATGACCTGCACGCAGCCCTGCGCTACTGCGCCGAGAAGGGCTACCTGGAGGTGGCCTGGCGCAAGGACGGCAGCGGCGCCTTCGACCAGGTACGCCTGACCACCGCAGGCATTGACCTGTATGAGGGCACCCTGCACGACAAGGCGGTGTACTTCGCCTCGAGGCGGTGACATGGAACGGTTGGATCGCATCGAGGCCCAGATGGACGATTTGCGGAAGGAGCTGCGGGGCCTGCGGCTGGCCCACACCATCGCCCACGAGGAGCTGAGCCACACCCTCCGGGACGTGCGCGATGGGCTCACCCAACTGCAACTGCGCCGCCCGCCCCGGCTGCGGATCTGGGCGGCCCTGATTATCGGCGTGCTGGGATTTGGCCTGGGATTTACCGCCCACTGGCGGATTGCGGCCTGGGAGGAGGTGAGGCATGTCCAGTTTGTTCTACCCCCGCGAAGCCCGCTGCAAAATCTGCAACAGCCCACTCCGGGACGAAATTGACGAGATGCTGTTGGGCAACCATTGCAAAGACGACGGCAGCCGCTGGCGCATGGAGGAGATAGTGGACTGGGGCCGCGAGCGCGGCCTGCACACCAGCATCGCTGCTTTGTCCCGCCACAAAAACAACCACCTGAACCCGGCCATCCAGGCCGCCCTGGAAACCGAGCGCATGGTGGAGGCCATCAGCCAGGCCACGGGCCGCAAGCTCTCGGTGGCGCGGGCCTACGCCAACGCCGTGCTGGCCAAAACCTTGCGGGTGCTGGACGACCTGGACTGGCAGAGCCTGGACGACAACCAGCGGCTGCGGGCCATTGACCGGGGCCTGCGGGCCGGGGAAGTGCTGTCGCGGCTCGAGCGGGCCGATGTGCGCCTGGAGGTGGCGGCCAAGGTCGAGCAGACCCTCTCGGAGGCCGGGGCCGGGGCCGAGATCATCCGGCGGGTGAGGGAGATTTATGGCCTCGAGTGACGTCATCCTGTTGCCCTACCAGCAGCGCTGGGTGGCCGACAAACGCCGCTTCAAGATCGGCCTGCTGGCCCGCCAGACCGGGAAATCCTTCGCCGCCTCGCTGGAGGCGGTGCTGGATGCCCTGGAGCACCGGGGCAACCTGTGGATTTTTTTGTCCAGGGGGGAGCGCCAGAGCCTGGAGCTGGCCGAGAAGGCCAAGCGGCACTGCGAGGCCATCCGGGTGGTGGCCGAGCTCTACCAGGAAAACTTCGACGTGGCCACCAAGCAGTACGTGATCCAGTTCCCCAACGGCAGTCGCATCATCAGCCTGCCGGCCAACCCCGACACCGCCCGGGGCTACTCGGGCAACGTGTTGCTGGACGAGTTCGCCTTCCATCAGGACTCCCGCGAGATCTGGGGGGCCATCTACCCCACCATCACCCGCAACGAGCGCTACAAGATTCGGGTGATCAGCACCCCCAACGGCCAGAGCGGCAAGTTCTGGGAGCTCTGGCAGGGCGGCCCGGGTGATGTGTGGAGCCGGCACCGGGTGGACATCTACGACGCGGTGCGGGAGGGCCTGGCCATAGACCCTGAGGTGCTCCGGCAGGGCATCCGCGACCCCCTGAAGTGGCAGCAGGAGTACCTGCTGGAGTTCGTGGAGGAAAACACCGCCTGGCTGCCCTACGACCTGATCGCCACCTGCGAGAGCGACCAGGCCTGCACCGAGGGGGAGCTGGAGGGCGAGCTGTACCTGGGCATGGACATTGGGCGGCACCGCGACCTGAGCGTGATCTGGGTGGCCGAGCTGGTGGGGGACGTGCTCTGGACGCGGAAGGTGGTCTGGCTCGAGCGCACCCCCTTCAGCGTCCAGCGGGAGGTGCTCTACGGCCTGCTGCCCAGGGTGCGCCGGGCGGCCATTGACGCCACCGGCCTGGGCATGCAACTGGCCGAGGAGGCCCGCCAGCGCTATGGCAGCAAGGTGGAGCCGGTGCTGTTCACCAACGCGGTCAAGGAGGATCTGGCCATCACCCTGCGGCGGCGCTTCGAGGATCGGCAGATTCGCATCCCCCCCCACGAACGCATCCGCGAGAGCCTGCACGCGGTGCGGCGGATTGCCACCAGCGCGGGCAACTTCCGCTTTGATGCGGAGCGGGACGAGGCCGGCCACGCCGACGAGTTCTGGGCGGCGGCCCTGGCCGTGCATGCGGCGGCCCGGCCCGGCGGCCCCATCGCCTTTGAGCGGGTGGGCGGCCCCCGGCTGGAGAAAGGAGCCTGGTAATGTGGCTGATTGAACAGGTGCAAAAACTGCTGGGCAGGAAGCCCCCCCTGGCCCCAACGGCCCAAACCCCCAGCGGGCGGGTGCTGGGCGGGGTCTCGCGGGGCCTGGAGCCCGCCGGGCTGGCGGCCATCCTGCGCCAGGCCGAGCAGGGCGACCTGACCAAGCAGATGGAGCTATTCGAGGAGATCGAGGAGAAGGATGCGTACCTGGCAAGCCTCCTACAAACGCGCAAACAGGCGGTGCTGGCCCTGGACTATGAGGTGCTACCCGCCGACGACTCGGCGGAAGCGCAGCGCATCGCGGATCAGGTAGCCGAGCTGCTGCGCAACATCGACCTGGAAACGCTGCTGCTGGACTTGCTGGACGCCACCGCCAAGGGGGTGAGCGTGGTGGCCATGCGCTGGGAGTACCACCGCCTATCGCGGATGCAGCTCCCGACGGAGTTCACCTGGGTCCACCCCCGCAACCTGAGCTACGACCCCGACAGCGGGGCCTTGCAGATGCGCACCGAGGGGGGCCTGGAGCCCATCCCCTACGGTGCGGCCCTGGTGCACCAGTACCGGGCCAAGTCGGGCGCCCCGACCCGGGCCGGGCTGATGCGGTCGCTGGCCTGGCTCTACCTCTTCAAAAACTACGCCATCAAGGACTGGGTCACCTTCCTGGAGATGTACGGCCAGCCCCTGGTGCTGGGCAAGTACGACCCCACCGCCAGCAAGGACGAGCTAAACGCCCTCAAGGAGGCCGTGGCGGCCCTGGGGCCGGAGGGCCGGGGGGTGATCTCCAAGGCCACCGAGATCGAGTTCAAGGAGGCCCAGCGCTTCGGCAGCGCCGACGCCTACAGCCGCTTCATCGAGCTGATGGAGCGGGAGATGGCGGTGGCGGTGACCGGCTCGCCCCTGAGCAGCTTTGACGGGGCGGGGGGCTCCAACGCGATGGCCCTCACGCTGGATAAAATCTCGCAGAGGCTGACCCGCTCCGACGCCAAGGCGGTCTACGCCACCCTGCGCCGCGACCTGCTGGTGCCCTTCTGCCATTACAACTTCGACCGGGCCGACCTGGCCCCGGCGGTAGAGCCAATCATTCGGGAACCGGAGGATCTGCGCACCGCCGCCGAGACGGTCAAAACCTTGGTGGAGGCGGGGACGCCCATCCCCACCTGGTACATCCACGAGCGCTTCCAGATTCCCGCCCCCCAGCCCGAGGACGAGGTGCTGGATTCCATGCGGAACCAGCTCAGGATGGCCTCGAGGGGGCGGCGGGTCAGGCTGGCCTCGGGGGATGCCCTCAGTGCGGCGGAGGGGTTTGTGGACGGACAGATGTACGTCGATGCCCTTACCGACGCGAGCATTGCCAGGGCCAGGAGTTTGTTCGAAAAGCAGATCGAAGGGATTCTGGAAGCGGTTAACCAGGCCTCAGGGGACTATGAGCGCCTGCGGGAGCTGCTGATCGAGCGCTATGCGGACTTGCGCCCAGACGAGCTGGCTGAGGTGATTGAAGGCGGTCTGGTGCTGGCCAACCTCGCGGGCCGCTTGGCGGTGAAAGAGGACACCTGATGGCGTGGAAGGTAACTACAGACCCGCTCGAGTTCGAGGAGGCGGTGGCCTGGTTCCGGCAAAAAATCACGGTGTCGGGTGAGGTTTTCCGAGCCCTTAACGACAAGGCTCGGCGTCGAGCCTTTACCGTGGCTGGGGTGGCCCAAGCCGACCTTCTGGCGGATGTATTCACCAGCCTAGAAGCGGCCCTGCGCAGCGGCACCCCATACGAGGAGTGGGCCAGACTGATCGGCCCCAGGCTAGAGCAGGCCTGGGGCGGGCCCAAAGCCTTTCGCACCGAGTTGATTTTCCGGCAGAACATCCTGGGAAGCTATGCTGCGGGGAGATTTGCCCAGGCCACCGACCCCGACGTTATCAAAGCCCGACCGTACTGGATGTTTGATGCCGTGCTGGACTCAGGGACTACCGCTACCTGCCGAGCCCTGAATAACACTGTACTGCCCTACGACCACCCCTTCTGGCAGCGCAACTACCCTCCCCGGCACTTTGGCTGCCGTAGCGGGATCCGCAGCCTGACCGAGCAGGAGGCCTTACAACGAGGCATTACCAAGACAGCCCCAACAGCGGAAAGCCCCGAGGGCTTTGGGCGGTTGCCTGACCTCGATGAATGGGGGAATGACATGGCGGTGGGGGCGGTTACCAGCGCCCGCAGCGGCAACTGGTCACCTGCGGGGGTCTGGAAATCGGCAGCCGATTACGACAGACCCGCAACTGTACCGGTTGTGCCCATGCCCGTCCCGCTATTGCCAACCATCGCGGAAGATGGGCGGGAGGCCTTTGAGGCAGCCCTGGTGGCGGCCTGGGGCGGCCCGGTGGTCGCCCTGCAAGACCCTACGGGAGCCGGGGTGGTGCTTTCTAAAGACTACCTTCTCCGGCACCTAGCCGATGACAATCGGGAGCGTTTCTTCGGGCTACTCCCCGACGTGCTCGAACGGCCTTACGAGGTATGGTTGCAGCCTCAACAAAGCGATACCAGCGGGCGGGTGGTCTTGCGCAAGGTATACATCAAGCTGTATGCACAAGACAAAAAAAACCGTCCTATTGCAGTTGTTGTTGAACAGCACAGGGGTGCGGTGTGGGATGTGTACACGGCAGTGGTCACGCAGGAGCGGCAGATCCTCAAGCGCAGGCGCGGATTTTTGTTGTGGGGGGCTGATTAAAAAAGGCGTCCCACCGTGCTCGGTCACGAGGGAGTCGCGTGCGGTATTGGGAGTCCGAGCCCACCGCAGTTGTTTCAATGTAAGTATACCACAAAACCCCCAGGAGCAATCCTGGGGGGCAACCGATTCCGGGATCAGCCTAGTTGTCGGGCAATCAGGTGCAGAATCTCGGCCTGCTGGGCCAGAATACGGGCCAGTTCGGGGGTGCGCCGGAGTTCGGGCTGGGGGTGGTGAGTGCGGAGGTGCGCCACTCCCAGCCGCCCAGCCAGCCGGTACAGGGTGGTCTTGGGGGTGCCGCTCAGGCGGGCAATCTCCGAGTAGGTATAGAGCCTGCCGCCCGGCCCCAGCACCTCGCCCACCAACAGGCGAGCCGCCAATTGCCGGTCGCCCCTTGGTGCGGCAGGTGCGGTCTGTGGGGCTGGGTTAAACAGTGGGGCCTGGGCTGGGGCGGCCCCTTCGAAGAGCAGGCGGTCGAGGGTCTCGAAGGCCCAGCGCTGGAAGGCAACGACCCGCGCCCGCCGTGCTGGATCCTTGATGCGGGCCGCGCTCAGCTTGGCCAGCGCCCCCAGCACCCCAGGACGTTGCAGAAAGGCCGTCTTGTGCGGGATTCCGTCCCGCACCATCGTAACGATGGTCTGGAAAGAAATCAGCACAGGGTCGCGCTTAATCAGGGTGCGTAAAGGTTCAAGCTCGTACCCCACCGCCTCCGCCAGCCGGGCCAGGGGCACCGCCACCTCGGTGCGGCCCTCCAGGTTCAGCCAGGCCACCGGCAGGCGGGTGCCCAGCGGAGTGTCCAGTTCCTGGGTGCGAATCAGTTTGCTCATGGAGCCTCCTCGGGCGTTTCGAGCGGGGACTGGGCCAGCGCCTCGGCCAACAGAACCCCCAAAGGCAGCGGGCTGTCCAGCAGGCCCGCCAGGTAGATGTCCCGCACGGCCTCGACAAACGCGGGCCAATCCTGTACGCTGGCCGACTCCCAGGCCGCGTCCAGGTACGGGCTGAGCCGGTTAAAGAAGAAGCCTTGGGCCGGGGGCAGCCGCATCTCGCAGAAGCTCAGAAGTGCCGATTTGGCCGCCGGGTGCTTGTAGGGTGTGGTATTCTTCATGAGACCCAAGAGGGTGGCCCTGGAAACCGACCCTCTTGGATCATTTGTGTTATGGTTTCAACCATAATGGATTGTCAATATATTGGCGGGAAAGATATAACCGCGATAGCATATAAGCGTGATGATGTATCGCTATCGTATCCGGGAATTGGTCGAAGAAAACGGCATCAGCCTTTACAGGCTGGCGAAAACGAGCGGTCTGCTGCCTGCTACGGTGTATGCAATCGCACGAGGTGAAACCCAGCCAACACCGGAAACGCTACGGCGGCTGCATCAAACTCTCGAGACCCTCCTGAACCGCGAGGTCAGCCTCGACGAACTGATCGAGGTCAAACGCACCACCTAGCAAAAAATCCGGTATAATCGCAGTAATCTCGGCAACCTACCCCCCGACTTCGGTCGGGGGTTTCGTTTTGCCGGGGCGGAAGGAGGTGTACATGGACGCATGCAAGGTGTTGGGATTTGCCGTCTGGCTGCTGGGCCAGGGGCCGGTGATCTCGTTCTTGGTGGACGCCCTCAAGCGCATTCCCTGGGTGCAGCAGAACCCCCGCAAGGCGGTGGTGATCCTGAACGCGGTGGCGGCCCTGACCACGGGGCTGACCCTGTGCGGGCTGGGCCTGGAAAACCTGCTGCTGCAGATTGCCGCCGGCATCGCGGGCTCGGTGGCGACCTATGAGTTTGTCACCAAACCCCTGGCCGAGCGCCTGGCCCGGCCCGAGCGACCGGAGCCGCTCGAGTAGCTCCGAAAATCCACCCCGAGGAGGTAGCCCCGTGTGAGACGACGACACGCCGGCTTCAACGTTTTTGAGACCCAGGAGCCGCCCGCCGAGTTCCTGATCTGGGCCTACGGCACGGTGCCCTTCCGCTGGGCCGACGGCAGGCAGATGGACTTCCTGTTCACCCCGGAGGACGCCCAGGAGGTCGTGCGGCGGGTGCAGATGCCCGAGCTCCCCATTGACTACGAGCACCGCAGCCAGGCGCCGGTGGACAACGGGCCGGTTCCGGCGGCAGGGTGGTTCCAGCTCGAGGCCCGCCCCGACGGGCTGTGGGCGGTCAACGTGCGCTGGACCGAGACCGCGGCCAACCTGCTGCGGGCCGGGGAGTACCGCCACTGGTCGCCGGTGTTCTGGGACGAGGACGGGCACATCCGGCAACTGGACATGATCGGGCTGACCAACCAGCCCGCCACCGTCAACCAGATGCCCCTGGTGGCATCGGCACTAGGAGATTCCATGCGAGAAAAACTGATCCGAATCCTCGGCCTGGCCGAAGACGCCGGCGAGGAGCAGATTGAGGCCGCCCTGGCCGAACTGCAGAACCGGGCGGGGCAGCTCGAGCAGGCCCAGGCCCTGCTGGCCGAGGCGGGCATCCAAGCCCCCATCGGCAGCGACGAGGCCCACGGCCAGGCGATGGCCGCCGCCGCCAATGCCCTGCTGGCGGCCCGGGTAAGCGAGCTCGAGGCCGAGCTGGCCACCCTGCGCACCCAGGCCCTGGAGGGCGAGGCCGAGGCGGTGATCGAGGCCGCCCTTGCGGAGGGCCGTATCCACGCGGCCAGCCGCGACTACTGGCTGGAGCGGTACCGCCAGAACCCCCGGGCGGTGCGGGCCCACCTGGCCAGCCTGCGGGCCGGGGCCGCCGTCCCCACCACCCCGCTGGCCCGGCAGGCGGCAACCCCTGCCGACCCCCTCAGCGAGACCGAAAAAGCCATCATCGCCCAAACCGGCGTGAGCGTGGAGAAATACCTGGCCACCAAGCGCCGCCTGGAGGAACAACATGCCTGAACGCAACACCCCACAGCAGGGCCTGGGGCCCATCCTGGAGTACTTCGACCTGCCCCTCGAGGCCAACACCCTTATCGAGGCCGGCAACCTGGTGGTGCTCAACGCCGCCGGCTACGCCGTGCATGGCAGCACCGCCACCAACCTGCGGGCCGTGGGCCGCGCCGAGCAAACCGTGAACAACCAGGGCGGCGCCCAGGGCGCCAAGCGGGTGCGGGTGAGCCGGGGCGTGTTCAAGTGGCAGAACTCGACCGCCGCCGACCAGATCACCCAGGCCGACCTGCTCAACGACTGCTTCATCGTCAACTCCACCACGGTGGCCAAGACCAACGGCACCAACACCCGCAGCCGCGCCGGCAAGGTGGTCGGCGTGGACGCCGACGGGGTCTGGGTCGAAACCTACTAAAGCGAGGGAACCATGCGAATCACCACCGCTGCACTGCAAGCCCTGCGGGTGAGCTTCGAGACCCGCTACAACGAGGCCTACCAGGCCGCCCAGCCCCTATGGAACCGCGTCGCCACCGAGGTGCCCAGCACCACCAAGGAGAACACCTATGGCTGGCTGCTGAAGATGCTCAAGATGCGGGAGTGGCTGGGCGAGCGGGTCTTCCAGAACCTGGCCGAAGCCTCCTACACCATCCAGAACCGCAACTTCGAGGCCACCGTCGCGGTAGACCGCAACGACATCCAGGACGACAACCTGGGCATCTACAACATGCAGTTCGACCAGATGGGCCAGGCCGCCCGGATGTACCCGGATGACCTGGTGTTCTCCCTGCTCCTGAACGGGCAGTCGAACCTGTGCTTTGACGGCCAAAACTTCTTTGACACCGACCACCCGGTCTCCACGGTGGACAGCAGCCTGGGGGTGTACGCCAACTACGCCACCAGCCGCCCCCTCACCACCGCCAACTACGAGGCCACCCGGGCCGAGATGATGGCCTTCCGGGGAGACGACGGCCAGCCGCTGGAGGTGATGCCCACCCTGCTGGTGGTGCCGCCCCAGCTCGAGGGCACCGCCCGCCGCATCCTCAACGCCGACTTTGTGGCCGGCGGGGATACCAACATCTGGAAGGGCTCCGCCGACCTGCTGGTGGTGCCCAAGCTGGCCAGCCAGCCCACCGCCTGGTATTTGCTCGATGTCAGCCGCCCCATCCGGCCCTTCGTGTTCCAGAACCGCCAGAACCCCGAGTTCGTCAGCAAGGACGACCCCACCGACGACAACGTCTTCATGCGCCGCCAGTTCGTCTACGGGGTGGATGCCCGGGGCAACGCGGGCTACAGCCTGCCCTTCCTGGCGTACAAGTGCGTCGGCTAAGGAGGCGCACCATGACCCAGTACCGCGTCAAAGTCTCCACCCCCCAGCCGAAGGGCCGCTGGCGGATTGCCCGGCAGTGGTGGCCGGAGCCGCAGGAGGCCCTGGTCTCGCCCGAGGAGCTGGAGCGCCTGCAGGCCGACCCCTTGCTCCTTATGGAGGTGCTGGAGGAGGTTAAGGCCGACCCGCCCAAGAAGGCTCGAGGCAAATAATGCCCTACCTCACGCTGGACGAGCTCAAAACCCGCAAGCGGGAAGACGCCATGCTCTACGCCCTCGACCCGGAAAACGTGGGCGAGTGGACGGTGCTGGCCGAGGAGCGGGCGGAAGCGGCCATCCAGGACGCCGCCGACACCATTGATAGCTTCGTCAGCCAGCGCTACACCCTGCCGCTGCCGCCGGTGCGGGCGCTCAAGCGCATCAACGCCGACATCGCCTTCTACCTGATTCTGGCCCGCCGGGGCTTCCAGGAGGGCACCGCCGACGATGTGGTGGTGCGCGACTACGAGGAGGCCCTTAAGTGGCTGCGGCTGGTGGCCGAGGGCAAGGCCCAGATTCCCGCCGACGACGGCCAGCCCATCCCCCCCGGGGGCGCCCAGGGCGGGGTGGTGCCGTCCGAGGCCAAGCCGGAGATCGAATCCGCGGGCCGGGTATTTGGCCGAGACAAACTCAAGGGCTGGTAGCCCGGCTGCCGTGACCATTGCGGCCAAATCCCGCCCGTGACCCCGGCCCCCTACCCCGAATAGGGAGCAGGGTCTACCCCCGCCTCAAAAACGGTTTTAGAGGCAAGGAGTGAAAACAATCACAAACTATGAGCAAGGTTGCCCAGATTGCCCTCCAGGCCGTGCGGCGGGAGCTGCCCGGCTTCCCCACCAGCGCGGGCTGGTGCGTGGCGTTCGCCTTTGAGGCCATCGCCCGGGCCTACCAGACCAACCGCTGGCTGCTCTACAGCCGCCTCCTGGACTCGGTGCGGGCCGACCCCGACCGCAGCCGCTGGGCGGTGGCGGTGGAGCGGGCCATAGACCGGCTCGACTGGGATGTGTCCGCCGTGGATCGAGACCCGGCCAAAACCGCCGACCGGGCGGCCCTCCTCAAAATCATCAAGCCCGGCGACCTGCTATTCAGCAGCGCGCCCTTCGACGAGGCGCCCCGCTCTTCCCGCACCGCCCCAGACCGCGAGGGGCACATCGGCATATACCTGGGCGAGGTGGAAGGGGTGCCCAGCGTGGCGGAAAACACCCGCGCCGAGCGGGGCCGCTGGTGGGGGCGCAAAACCGCCCTCCGGCTCACCCCGCTGCAGCAGTGGGACGCCGTCACGACCCTGGGCCGGATTCCGGCCCGGTGGAAGCCGTGAGCGTCACCGGCTCCTTCCGCAAGCTGGATCGGCTGATCCGCTTCGCCGACAGGCTGCGCCAGCCCCAGTTCGCGGCGGGATTGGTGAAGAACCTGGGCCAGGCCGCGCTGAACCAGATTGACGAGTCCTTCGCGGGCCAGAAAGACCCCTGGGATCGGCCCTGGAAGCCCAGCGCCCGGGCCGAGGCCACCGGCGGCCAGACCCTGCGCAAATCCGCCCGGCTGCAGCGCTCCATGACCTCGAAGTCGGCCCTCAAGACCGACCCCCAGGGCTTCGAGATTGGCACCAACGTGCGCTATGCGGCCACCCACCAGTACGGCGCCACCATCACCCCCAAGCGCAAGCAAACCCTGCGCTTCCGGGTGGGCAAGGACTGGGTGCAGGCCCGGCGGGTGGAGATTCCGGCCCGCCCTTTCATCCCAGAGCCCGAGCTTTCGCCCCGCTGGGAGCAGGCGCTGGAGGAGGCGGCCCGGGCCTACCTGGAAAAGGAGATTCGATGAACCGAACCGAACTGATCGAGCACATCCACGCGCAGACCGGCCTGAGCAAGAAGCAGGCCCAGGCGGCCCTGAAGGCTGCCCTGACGGCCATCGAATACGCCCTGGCGGACGGCAAGGAGGTGCAGCTCACCGGCTTTGGCACCTTCGTGACCGCCCGCCGTGCGGCCCGCAAGGGCACCCGGCCCGGCAGCGGGGAGGCGATTCAGATCCCCGCCAAGACGGTGGTGCGCTTCCGTCCCGGCAAATACCTGCGGGAGGCGGTGAGCTAGGTTGACCCAGGCCCTGTTCGAGCGGCTCAAGGCCGAGCTGCCCCGGCAGGTGAAGCTCGAGCTGGGTCCCGAGGCCCTGAACCAGCTCGAGGCCCCCCTCAAGCTGGTGCTGGTGCCGGGCCAGGACACCTTCACCGCGCCGGATGGCCGGGCTATCTCGAGCGAGGCCCTGGCCCAGGAGCCACCCCCCGAGCCCAAACCCAAACCCCCCTACACCCGGCTGGCCGGCTATACCCTGCACATCTGGGGCAAGGACTACGCCACCGTGGAGGGCATCCTTTCCGACTGCGTGGCGGCGCTGCGGCGCATCTGCGGAAGCGCCCTGGAGCTCTTCCCCAGCGGCTGGGACGAGGACGAGACCGGCCAGGCGGCGGCCCTGCCCGCCGACAAGCGCCGCTATCAGCTCCGCTTCCGGGTGTTCCTGGAGGTGGGGGCGGCAGAGCCGGGGGTGTATGTGCGGCTCGAGCGGGCCCTGCTCGACCAGACCGAGGTGCTCCCCTAGGAGGAAACACATGGCAAAAAACGACACGACTGCGGAACCCCGCAAACTGCAAACCGTGGAGGAGCTGGCTGCCGAGGCCGGCACCCCGGACTGGCTGCTGGCGGCAGCCCGGGCCAAGCACCGCTGGGTGGTGGGCCAGGAGCTGACCAAGGCCGCCTTTGAGCGGGGCATCGCCGAAGCGGCGAATGAGCCCATCGGAGGTGCGCGATGACCGGCCTGCCCCGGGTAGAGGTCAAACCCCAGGACTTTGGCATCGGCGCGGTGCCGGGTAGCGGGGAAGGAGTGCACGTCAAAATCGGGGTGGCCACGCTGCTGGCCCCCAATACCCTGGTGACCGTGACCAGCCCCCAGGGCGCCAAGGAACAGGTAGGCGGCAAGCTGGCCGAGGCCGCCGCCCTGGCCTTTGGCGAGGGCACCCAGGCGGTGATCTGCCTGGCGGCCAACCCCAGCGTGGCCGGGGTCGCCGGGGCCGTCACCAAGACCGGCACCGGCACCGCCACGCTGACCCTGACCGACAGCACCCCCCGCGACGATTACAAGCTCCGGGTGCGCATCACGCGGGCGGCGGCCAACCTCGCAGCGGCCCAGGCCGCTTTCGAATACAGCCTGGATGACGGCAACACCTACAGCCCGGAGACCGCCGTGCCGATCTCGGGGGTCTACATCATCCCGGACACCGGCCTGACCCTGACCTGGACCGACGGCACCTTCGTGGTGGGGGATACCTATACCGCCACCTGCACCGCCCCCGGCTACACCCTGACCGACCTGATCAACGCCCTGAACGTGCTGTTTGCCCGCACCGAGCTGTCGTATCGGTTCATCCACGTGGTGGGGGCGGCCACCCCCACGGTGGCCGCGGGCGTCAACACCGCCCTGGAAACCCGGGCCAACGACGCCAACAACCCCCGCTTCATTCACGCGATTCTGGACACCGCCGACGATACCGACGCCAACCTGATCACTGCGTTTTCCAGCTTCACCAGCGTGCGGGTGGGGGCCGGCGGGCGCTATGCGGATGTGGTCAGCCCCATCACCGGCCTGGTGATGAAGCGGCCCTCGGCCTGGGTCATTGCGGGCCGCTACAGCGGGCGACCGGTGGAGGAGCACCCAGGGCGCTACGCCTCGGGGGCGCTCAAAACGGTGGTCAGACTGCACGGGGACGAATCGGTCACCCCGGCGCTGGACGCGGCTCGCTTCGCCACCTTGCGCACCATTCAGGGCGGCTTCTACATCACCCGGGGCCGGCTGTTCGCCCCGCCCGGCAGCGACTACGAGCAGGTGCAGCTCCGCGAGGTGATGGACGTGGCCTGCGAGACGGCCTACCGGGCCTGGCTGCGCTGGCTCAACGAGCAGATCCAGGTCTCGGCCCAGACCGGGCGGATCCTGGAGCGGGAGGCCCTGCGCATCGAGGCCTATGTGCAGGGGCTGGTGCGTACTGCCCTGCGCGGCAAGGTCTCGATTGACGAGATCACCGACCAGCCGGCGGTGTACGTGCGCATTGACCGCGCCGAGAACATCCTCAGCACCAAGACCATCCCCTACGACATCAGCATCGTCCCGCTGGGCTACGCCGAGCGGATCACCGGCAAGGTGCGGTTCTTCAACCCGCAACTCCAGCCGGTAGCGGCCCAGGAGGTGGCGCGTGGCGATTACTATACGTAACGGCAAGGTCTACGATAACTCCAGCATCCAGCTCGACTTAGACGGGGAGCGCATCCCGGTGAACGTCGAGCTGGAATACAACACCGGCGAGGTTTCGGAGGAGTACATCTACGCCGGGGGCAAGCCGGTGGGCCGCACCCCCGGCCAGATGGCCCCGGCGGATGTGACCATCAAGATGCCGGTAGACCAGTGGCACCAGTTCCGCGCCAAGCTGGGGGCCAAGTACAAGCGCAAATCCTTCAACGCGGTGGTCACCTTCGTGGACGCCGAGGAGAACGTCATTATCGACAAGCTCAACGACCTGCGCATCCTGAACGACGCCCTCTCGGCCACCCCGGGCGCGGAGGCCCTAATGGCCGAGCTGACCTGCAAGGCGCTGGATGTGGTGCCCGGCGACCTGGCCACTTTCTGATATTGCTTTGAGCCGGCCCTGCCCCTGGCGGGGCCGGAACCTTTTTGAGGCATAACATGGGAAAGCCCGAAATTTTGACGGACGACCTCGAGGGCCTTTTGCCCCCCACCACCCTGGCCAAGCTGATTGAATCGCACGGCGACCGCCTGTTTGCCCTGGTGCGCCAGGGCCGTGCGCTGGTGTTTCGCCCGCTTTCCAAGGGCGAATACCGCCTCATGCGGGCCGACCTGGACAAGGCCGCCAGCGGCCAGAAGCTGGCCCTGGACACCTACGCCATCGGCGAGAAGTACGCCAAGGCGGCGCTGGTGTATCCCGAGAAGACCGAGTTCGAGCAGATGTTGGAGGACTACCCCGGCCTGGCCGACGTTATCAGCCAGGACTTGGCGGCCATTGCCCAGATGGCCGAGACGGAGTTCCTTCAACAAATCCGCCGACCTACTGAATGAGGCCCTGAAGCACCGCGACCGGCCCCTGTTTGCGGGCCAGCTCCTGCTGGCCTACCGGCGGGGGGAAGACTCCCCCGAGGCCCTGGCTGGGGCCGCGCTGGAGGCGGCGGTGCTGCTAAGCCACTTTGAGGAGAAATCATGAGGCGCCTGACCTGGTTTTTCGGCCTGCGCAACAACTTTGTGACCCAGTCGCGGGCCATGTCGGCAGGCCTGGGCCGCATCCGCACCCAGCTGCAGGGCTCCGGGCGGGACAGCGCAGCCGCGGCGCGGGCCATCGCCGGCAGCTTTGGGATTTCCACCGCTGCCGCCCGCCGCCTGGTGGGGGCCCTGGTGGCGGTGGGGGCGGCCAGCCGCCACCTGGGCAGCATCCGTACCCAGGCCCAGAAGGCCTACCAATCCCTGAGCGGCCTGATTGGCCGCCTGACCAGCCTGCCCAACCTGCTCATCGCCGGGGCCGCCGGGCTGGCCACCAAGAGCGTGTTTGACGCCCTGGGCTTCAAGGAGCAGCAGCTCATCAGCCTGCGGGTGATGCTGCGGCCCCAGTTCGGCGCGGAGGCCGGGCAAATGGCCAAGGCAACCTATGCCATGCTGGCCCGGTTCGCAGCCCAGACGCCCTTCGAGACCCAGGAGGTGCTGGTCGGCGGCAAGCAACTGCTGGCCGCCGGGGTGAGCGTCAAGAACCTGCAAGGGCTGCTCAAGGACGCCGGCGACCTGGCCTCGGCGATGGGGGTGCGGCTGGAGGACGCCATCAGCCCCCTGACCCGGCTGCGCTCGGGCAACTTCGGCGAGGCCTTCGAGCGGCTGCGGGAGCTGGGCATCAGCCGGGAACTGCTGGAGGCCCAGGGGCTCAGGTTCGACAAGAGCGGGAGCTACGTGGGCACGGTCAACAAGGCCATGCTGGCGGTGCGCCAGATCATCCAGAAGCGCTTCGGCGGGCTGATGGAGGAGCAGAGCACCAGCATCTTTGGCCTGATCTCTACCCTCAAAAGCCGCCCCTTCGAGCTCTTTAGCCAGATGGACGTGGGCGACGGCGGCCCGCTCAAGCCCTTCAAGCAGATGCTTAGCAACCTGGCCGCCCTGACCGACTTCAGCCAGGGCCCCGGCGCCGCCATCTCCCGGCGCTTCCAGGCCAGCCTGGCCCGGCTGATGCAGGCGGTGTTCGGGCCGCTGGCCAGCGCCACCGAGCCGAAAAAGGCGGGGGAGGCCATCCTGGGCTTCCTGGATCGGGCGGCTTTGCTGGCGCACAGAGCCCGGCAGTATTTCCCGCTGGCCCTGGGGTATGCCCGGCAGTTCTGGACGGGGGTGCAGGCCGGGCTGGGCGCGCTGCAGGGGGTGTGGAAGGCGTTGGAGCCGGGCATTGCGCTGCTGGGCGGCCTGGCCAGGGGGTTCTCGGCCAACCAGGCCGGCCTGGCTGGAACCAACGCCGGCGGGCTGGCCCTGGTGGGCACCCTCCTGGTGCTGACCACCGGGTTCCGCCTGTTGAACACCCTGACCTTCGGCCTGGCGGGCACCCTACTGCGCCTGGGCCTGGTCTGGGTGGCCACCGCAGCCCGCATGGCGGGCGGCTGGCTGCTGGCGATGGGGCCGGTGGGTTGGGTGATCGCCCTGGTGGGGGGCCTGGTGGCTGCCGTGGTGGTGGCCTACAAGCGCCTGGGCTGGTTCCGCGACGGCGTGAATGGCGTATGGCAGGCCATCATCACCAAGGGCGGGGAGCTGATTGTCTGGGCTAAAGGGTTGCCCGAGACCATCCGCAGCGCCCTGGCCAACCTGCCGGGGCTGATGCTGGAGATTGGCCGCAACGCCATTACCGGCCTGTGGAACGGCCTCAAGGCCGCGCCCGGCAAAATCTGGGAGGCAGCCAAGGGGCTGGCTGTGCAGGCAGTAGGCGGGGCCCGGGAGGGCCTCGAGGTGCGCTCCCCCAGCCGGGCCCTGGCCCGCATCGGGGAGCAGGGCGGGTTGGGCCTGCAGCGCGGCCTGCTGGCCATGCGCGGGGCGGTAGCCGGCGCGGGCCTGGCCCTGGCCACGGCGGCCATCCCGGCAGCGCCCCAGATGCCGGTGGCCATTGCGACCGGGGCGGGGGGCACGGCGGCCACCGCCCCCCGCGAGGTGCACGTTCACGTCGGCAACATCGTGCTGCAGCAAGCTCAGACCCCCGGCGAGGCCAAGGCCCTGGTGGTGGAGGCCATCCTGGAGGCCCTCGAGCGGGCCGCCATCGAGGAGGGCGCCTGATGGAGCGAGACCAGATCGTATTTGTGGGGCCAGGCGGCCAGCGTTTCGCCATCAAGCCCTCGGCCCGGGGCCAGGACGAGATTCAGGGCGTGGTGCAGCTATCGGTGCGCCGCACTCTGAAGGAAGAAACCACCGAGATTCCCAAGAAAGGGGTGGAATACACCTACCTCGGCTACGACTACGCCGAGGTCACGGTGGAGATCCGGGTTTGGAAGGAGACTGAGTTTGTCAAACTCCAACGGCTGATCCAGCTCTTCCGCCCCAAAGGCAAGGAACAGAAGGCGCCCGAGGTGTACCAGCCGGTGCACCCCACCCTGCGCCGGCACGGCATCACCCACCTGTACATCTTCGGCATCGAGGAGCCGCCCTACGACCCGGTGAAGGGCTGGACGGCCACCCTGCAGATGCGGGAGTGGCGGCCCAGCTACAAGAAGGTAAAAACCGAAGCCACGCAGGTGGGCAAGAAGGGCGGGGGACAAGGGGCCGACAGCGACACCGGCGGGGCCGACCGCGACGGCACCCCCACCCCCCAGCAGCGGGCCCAGGCCAACCCGCCCAGCGCTAGGGGGGTACGGCCATGAGCTACCTGACCGCCAACGGTATCCCGGTCAGCAGCGGCGTTGTTACGATCCCCCGCATAGGCCGCCCCCTGGCCGAGCTGCGGCTGGGGGAGGAAGCCACCCTGGACATCGGCGAGGCGGTAACCCTGCGCTTCGAGGACGGCACCGCCTACCGCACCACGGTGCGGCGGGGCGGCCCGGGCGCGGGTACGACCGAGGTATTTCTGGTCGGCGGCTCCGATGGGCTTTCCAAAATCCTGCCCCCCAAGGATTACCAGGGCGTGCCGGCCTCGCTGATCGTGCGAGACCTGCTGACCGAGGCAGGAGAGCAGCCGGGGGAACTCGATCTGCCTACCGTATTCGTGCGCTGGGCTCGCCGGGGCGGCCCCGCTGCGGAGGCCCTCAAGGCGGTGATGGAGCGCCTGCCCGAACGAGCCTGGCGGGTGCTACCCGACGGCACGTTCTGGGCCGGGAACGAGACCTGGCCCCAGGGCCCCGATGGGGCAGTGGTGGCGGAGGCCGCCCCCCAGCGGGGCTGGTTTTCCCTTCTACCCGTCCCTGCGCTCCAAGCCGGAGTAATCCTCAGAGGGCTCTGGGAGGGCCAGACGCGAGAGATTGGCCGGGTGGAGCGGGTGATTCACCAGATTGGAGCCAAGCTGCGCACGGCAGTTTACATAGGAGGCTAGATGCAAGAACGACTGACCAAAGCCATCAAACAACTGGCCCGCCCTGCGCACCTGGACTACCTGGCGCTCTACCCCGGCAGCGTGCTGAAGGACTACGAGGATATGCACGTGGATGTGCAGGTGGACGACCCGCGCCTGGGCGCCCTGACCCGGGTGCCGATCTGGACGGGACTGCCCGGCGTAACCGTAAAAGTCGCTCCGGGGGCACGAGTACTTGTGGGCTTCCACCAGGGCGACCCCGAGCTGCGCTACTGCGATCTGTGGCGGGGCGAGGGGCTGCGGGAAGTGCGGCTCACCGCCAGCGTAAAGGTGACGGTGGATGCGCCCCTGGTGGAGCTGGGGGGCGCGGGGGGCTCGAATATATTGCTCCAGGGCCAGCCGTTGACGTTTGTGTTTAACACGACCCCTATTGCGATGGTGCCCACCACCGGCACCGTGCAGGCGGGGGGCTCGAGCAGGGTGCGGGGGGTGCAGTGATGGCCGACTTCGGCACCGACCTATCGGTTTTCCCTGACCTGTCCTGGACCTTGAAAAGCGGCCTGGACAACCTGGCCGAGGCGGCAGCCCGCTGCCTCATAACCGCGCCGGGGAGCCTGTTTTATGCCCCCGAGTACCGCCTGGATCTCAAGCAATTCCTGAACCGCGAGATCACCCCGGAAACCTTGTTCGAGATTGAGGTGCGGGCGACGAATGCGCTGGAGGCCGACCCCCGCATCCTGAGCGCCGAGGTGGTTGCCAGCCAGCCGCAGTGGAACCAGCTCGATCTGGATATCGTGCTGCAAACCGAGGAAGGCCCCTTCAGCCTGGTGGTGCGGGTCAGCGATCTGAGCGTGGAGGTGCTGCGTGCCTAACCTGCAACAGCTACTACAGCCCCGCTCGCGGGATCAGGTGCTGGCTGCGCTGATCCAGTTTTTGCAGAGCAAGGGCTACCCCCCCACCGACTGGGTCGAGGGCAGCGTCCAACGCACCCTGGTGGAGCTCCAGGCTGCCGGGATTGCCGACCTCGAGGCCCTCCGCGTGGAGATCGCCAAGGGCGGGTTTCTCGATACGGCGACCGGGGACTACCTGGACTTGCTGGGCCAGAGCGCCTACGCACTCCCCCGCAAGCAGGCCACCTTCGCCCGGCAGACCTTCCGCCTTACCGCCCAGGCGGGGTTTGGCCCTTACAGCATCCAGCCCGGCCAGCTATGGGCGGGTAATGCCGCCGGATTGCGCTTCAACAACCTGGACGGTGGCACCCTGCCCCTGGGCGGCACACTGGATCTGGAGTTTCGGGCCGAGAGCCCGGGCGCGGCGTATAACCTGCCCATTGGCTCCGGCACGATTATGTTCACACCGCTCCCAGGGGTGACCATTGTGAACACGGCAGTGCTGGAAGCAGCCATTGACAAAGAGAGCGACGCCGCCTACCGCGAGCGTTGCCGGCTGCGCTGGGGGGAGCTGGGCTACGGCGCTACCCGCGCCGCCTACGAAAGTTGGGCGCTGTCCAGCACCCCATCAATCACCAAGGTGAGGGCTTTGGACAACAACCCCCGCGGCCAGGGCACGGTGGACGTGGTGGTCTGGGGGGAGGGCGGCCTGGGGCCGGGGGCCGTTGCCGCGGCGGATGCATACATTCAACAGCGCAAGCCCCTGACCGCCAACGTGCAGGTGTACGCCGCTACCCAGGTGAACATCCCGGTGACCGCTACCATCCGTCTGCGGGCCGGCTTCCTCACCCAGGTGCAGGCCGAGGTGGCCACCCGACTGACTGCGTTTCAGCAGAGTCTTCCCATCGGGGCAATCGTATACCGCTCGGCCTTGATCGAAGTGCTATTCGTAACCAACGTCCTCGATGTAGCCCTGACCGCCCCCTCTGCCGATCAAACCCTGACCCCCACCCAGGTGGCCGGGTTTACGCCGAACGTCACGTACCAGGAGGTGTAGATGCCAGGCCAGGAGATAGAGTTAATCCCAGTCCGGCTCTACGAGGACTGGCTGCCTGAGCTGGCCCCGCCCTGGCTGCAACAAGAACGGGGCCGGGCGTTACTGGCCGGCTGGGGCCAGGCGCTGGATGAGTACGCTTCCCTCGCTGCGACCGGCCTACTGGCCCGCTGGGCCGCCATCGCACCCGAGGACGCCCTAAATCTGCTGGGAACGGAACGGGGCCTGACCCGCTATCCCGGCGAATCGCTGGAAGGCTGGCGCACCCGGGTGCTCGGGGCTTGGGAATTCTGGCAATGGTCGGGAACAGAATATGGTCTCGCGGTGGCCCTGTCGCAGCTTGGCTACGCCTCCGCAATTGTGCCCGTCTGGACCTACGACACTGCGCGGTGGAGTGAGTTCGATATCTATATTTATCCCGCCAGCCGTAGCTATGACGGCACCCCCGAGGAGCGGGCCCGCATCCTGGCGATTATCAACAAAGTCAAACCGGCCCACACCAGGCTGGCGGCTGCCTATTACGTCGGATTTGGCCCGCTCACCTGGAACCCGTCCGGCCTGACCTGGGATCCTCCCGGCCAGGTGTGGGGGGCACCTCCCATCCAGCTGTGGCCAGAGCAATCGTATTACCCAAACCCGACGGGGTTGCGTACCTTTTATGTATCCCCGTCAGGCTCCAATAGCAATCCGGGCACCATCAACCAGCCCTGGCAAACCATTGGGTACGCCATCAGCCAACTGACGGCGGGAGATGTGCTGCGAGTCCTCGACGGGGTATACAACGAATATGTGCACATCAATCGCAACGGCACCCCCACCAACCGCATTGTGATCATGGCGCAGAACAAATGGGGCGCCAAAATCAATGCCGCTGGGCATAACTACGGCATCACTTTTGGGGGCAGCTATATCGATGTGATCGGGTTCGAGGTATACGGGGCGGCGAGGGTGGGGATAATGTCCTGGACGTATAACCCGGCCAACGTGTACCAGAGCAACCGGGTGCTGTGGTGCTATGTGCACGATATCATCCCACCCTGCGATTCGGATGGCGGCGCGGGGATTGTTTTTTCCACCTACTCGGAAAACTGCGAAGCAGCCTACAACGTGGTGCGGGATATTGGGAACTACGCTGCCGGGCCCTGCACCTGGATTCATGGCATCTACGCCCAGGGGTATGGGGCCATCGTCCGAGGTAACTTTGTGCAGCGTGTGCGAGGGTACGGCCTGGATAACTGGCACAGACCGAAGAATGGGTACATCATCAACAACACTGTGGTGAACTGCCGGTATGGTGGGCTCTCGCTGGGCACCGACGTGGCGGGGCACACGGTGGATGGATACCTGGTTGCCAACAACATCTTTGCCCTCAACGGCAGCTACGGGGTGCAGGAGGTGGCCCAGACCGGGGTCAACCAATTTTTGAATAACCTCAACTGGGGCAACCCCACCAACTGGGCGCTGGCGACCAGCACCCATCAAAACAGCATCAACGCCGATCCAAAGTTTGTGGACTATCAGGCCAGCGGCAACGGCAACTACCGATTGCTGCAAAGCAGCCCGGCCATCAACGCAGGGGCGCTGGTGAGCCAGCTCCCCGAATACGATCTGGATGGATTGCCCAGGCTGCGCGGGGCGCCCGACATTGGCGCCTACGAACTACAGGAGGCCTAAATGCCAAAAACACTCAACCCCACCAACGCTTTTCCTACCAGCATCCCAAACTTCCCACAGGCCGGGAACAACGAGCCGGTGGCCATCGGCCCACTGGAAGCCGCCATCCAGGCGGTGCTCAACCGCACCGAGCACCTGCACCAATCGCGGTTGGTGGTCGAAGGGGCCGGCATCAAGCGCATCCAGAGGGTGGCGTCGCTATCAGCCCTGCAAAACCTGGCCGGGATGAGTGACGGCGACGTCGTGGATGTCGAGGGATATGGACGCTATCGTTTGTACAACCCATCGGCCCTCGTCGCCGATGGGTTGTGGATCCTAACCGCCACCGGCGGAGGCCGATGGGTGCATGTGTTGAACACCCTGCGGGGAGCGAACTCCGGCCTGGCCACGCTGACTAGCGGCGGGCAGCTGGCCCAGGATGTGCGGGACGGCAGCATCCTCACCGCGCACCTGGCCAACGCTGCGGTCACCGGCCCCAAGCTGGCCCCGGGGGCTGTAATAGCCAGCTTGGGCTACACACCCCTTAACAAGGCCGGCGACACCATGACCGGCCAGTTGATCAACACCGAGCGCATATTCGCCCACCGGCAAATAGGGTCGGGGGGACCGTTCATAAGCGTGGCTATCGGGGACGATGACACGGGGTTGAACTGGGTGAGCGATGGCCTTGTGAATATGGTTGCCAACGGGATTGTGGCTGCTCAATGGAGTGGAGCTGAATTCAATGTGAATGTTCCGATCAACGGGCGGTACAACCACCAGCGCCGATTCACGGTGAGTGGGTGCGTTGGTGGGACGGGTGGTGGAACGCTGGCAAATGGAGATACCAGTACTCGGCAAACATTCGCGGTGCAGTTAAACAATCAGGTGTTGCGATTAGTCCGGGCGCGATTTTGGCCGCTAACATCGCTGAAGCTGCGGGTAAGCAACACTCTGGTGTGGACCAGCAGCACTTACGGAGGTGAGTTTACACCGAATGTGGCGCTTTGTAACCAAACCTCAAGCACCATTCTCGTATTCATAGACCTCCTGAACGACTCGGGGGCATCAGTGACAATTCCACAAGCTGCGGGCTGGTGGCTGGAGTTCGAGATTCAATAGCTATGGACGAAAAAGAACGCACCATCCAAATCCTGGGGCAGAAGCTGGCCCAGGCCGAAACAAACCACGCCTATTTGATGGCGCTGCTCGAGGCGGCCCTGGAGCGAGAAAAAGCGCTCCAGGAGAAGCTGAAAGATCTCGAGGCCAAACCAGCCGAATAGGAGGCCCAATGCCTACAGAACGGGGAAAGCTGACCGCCTTTCCCACCATCCACCGTGGTGTGTCAGGCTACGCCTACCGGGTGGTGTTCACCCGCAGCTACCGCGCCCCTAACGGGGAGCGGATACCGGCGAACTTCAACGGCCTCGAGGCCCGCCTCACCATCTACCCGGCCAACAAGCAGGGCCCCCCGCTCCTGGACGTGAGCACCACCCCGGCCAACTCCAACCTGTATTTCACCCTGAACGGGCCGGATCGGGTGGCACTGACCTGGTTCATGCCTCACACCGAGGTGGCGGCCCTGACCTGGAAGCAGGGTTGGGGTGAGCTGGCCCTGATTGAAGGGGCCCACCGCTGGAAGTGGCTGGAAGGGAAGGTGGTGGTGGGTGATTGAGGTTATAGAGGTTAGGGAGCACTACGAGACCACGCTCGAGACCACCCAGATCGAGGTGGTGGAGCTGGGCGTGGACGTGCAGACGGCGCTGGCGTACCCCGAAGTGGAGCTGGTGGAGCAGGGCATCATCGTGGTACAGACGGGCACGGGTGGAGGGGGCGCCGCCCCGGTGCTCCGCGCCTTCACCTTGGGCGTCCCCTCGCCCATGTTGCTGCACACGGTGCAAGCGCCAACCCTACTCGCCAGTGTAGAGCTCGATGTTCGCACCCCCTTCAACGGGGCAGGCGCCCAGCTATCCATCGGCCAGCCCGGCCAGCCGGGCCGGTTCATGTCGGCAAGCGAGAATGACCCCGCCTTTGCCGCCCAGTACGAGGTATTCCCAAACCTCGAGCTGGCCCCCGGTGAAGGCATTTACCTATTCATCACCCCCGGAGCGGGCACCACCCAGGGCGCGGGCGTGGTGATTCTCAACCTGGTCCCGCTATAGGAGATGATATGAGCAACCCCCTGAAGGAACTTTTTGGCACCCTGCGCGACCAGTTCCAGATCGGCCTGGCCAGCGCCACGGCTGCCTTGTTAAAAACCGCCTCCGGGCGGTTGGATTTCCGCAACCGGGCCGACAGCGCCCACATCGATATCCGGGTCAAGGCCCTTCAGCTCAACGATGGGGATACCAACCAGATCACCATCCAGAGCCCCGCCATCAGCGCCGACTATACCCTAACTTTGCCGACAGCGCAGGGTGCGGCCAACCAGGTGCTGGCGCAAAGCAGCACCCCAGGGGTGCTCGAGTGGGCCAACGTGGCTGTGGCCAACGATACGGTCAAGACCGATACCACCAGCCTGGCGTTCAACTCCGCCGCCACCGTCAGCATGTTCGCCCTGCCGGCCAATGCCAGGGTGCTGCGGGTACGGCTCATCATAGATACGCCCTTCACGGGCGGTACGGGGGCGCAAGTCTCGGTGGGCATATCGGGCAATACGGCGAAATACATGGGGGCTACCGAGAACGACCTCAGCTACCCGGCCCTGACCAGCTTTGAGGTGGAACCCAACCTGACGCCGGTCGGCTCGGTGGAAAACATCATCGCCACCTACGCCGCCAACGGCGCCACGGCAGGCGCGGCCCGCATCGAAGTGGATTACGTCCTGCCCGGATAGGGGGTAGGGCATGAGCAAGATTGAGAGCAGGCTGGCCGGTACGCGGGTTCCCTTCGGTCTGCCCGTGTTTACGCTGGCGACTCGCCCGAACCTGTCGGCCAACGATACGGGCCGCCAAATCTATGTAGCCGATGCCCCAACCGGCCAGCGCATACAGGTCTGGACGGGCACGACCTGGGAGGCCCCCATCGCGGGGGCCTCCTTCAGGGCTCATCGGGCCACCTGGTCTACCGGCCAGAACACCATCAACCTACCCTGGACACCGAGGGGCGACGTAGCTGTGTTTGTGGTGGCCAAGGCCGAGTTTCTGGTCGAGGGCGGGGGCAACGACTACACGGTCGCCGGGGCTGTGCTCACGCTGACCGCCGCAGGTCAGGCAAAGCTGGCCAACAACGATGTGCTGCTCATTGTGGGGGCGGAGAGCGCCTCCGGCGGCAGCCTCAACAGCATCCAGAGTTTCGTGATCGCTGCCAGCGACGAGACCAGCAACCTGACCACCGGCACGGCTAAGGTGACTTTCCGCATGCCGTATGCGTTTATCCTAACAGCGGTGCGAGCGAGCCTGAGCACGGCCTCAACCAGCGGTTTGGTTGTGGTTGACATTCGGAAGAACGGAGCTTCTATCATGGGCAGCAACAAGCTGTCTATTGATTCCAACGAGCGCACCAGCACCACGGCAGCCACCCAGCCCAACCTGGTTGACACCAACCTGGGGGACGATGCCGAAATCAGCATAGACATCACCTCGGCGGGCACCGGGGCCAAGGGTCTCAAAGTGACATTAATTGGATATCCGTCATGAGCAAGATAATCATTAACCCATTTGTATTTGGTGCAAAGGTGAGTGGGCTGTCGGCAGCCTGGCACGATGGGTACGCGGTCGTAAATTGGAACGCGCTGGCTGCCGACAGCTATGAAATAGGAATCTCCACGGTATCGGGAGGCCCCTATACCTTTTTTGGTGTAGGCAACAACACGTCCTTTGAGGTAGGGGGGCTGCTTAACGGCACGACCTACTACCTTGTGGCCAGGGCAATCATTGACGGTGTTCCACAGCCCACGAGCGACGAGGTCAGCGGAAGCCCGAGTAATACAGCAGGCTACAGTCAAACGGACGCCGATGCGGGCTGGCGCAATGCCGGAAGTGGCATTCAGAGTATTAATACAGCAGCCAACCGCCCCTGGCAGGGCGATGCGGGAATATCCAGGCAGACCGTAGGTTTTTACAATCAAAATGGGCAAGATTACGATACTCCCACACTTCAGCTTCTTAACCCCGCAAGAAGGATCCGACTCCGGATAGCTGACGTTGCCACCCCAGATTCCCCGATTGCGCTGTGGATTCGCAGCCAGACCCAGTGGTATGGCGATCAGTGGCAGGTGTTTTGGGACCCCAGCAGCAACTTCATTTCTCTCGGGGAAATCACAGGCGGCACATACACGTATGTCACCGGCGCCAGCGGCCCCAGCCGTTCCAACGCGCAAGCGCACACCCTGGAAGTGCGGGATACGGGAACAATCATCAGTGTTTACGCGAACGGGTCACTGCTCGTTAGCCATCCGACCACCAGTAAGGCGTCTAACCAGTATTGCGGATTCCAGATCGGGCCGGGTAGTTCCGGGCGCGTGCGGTGGCTAAGCATAGATAACGCAGCTTAG